AGCCTTTTGCGTCATAGCCTCAACCACAAGACGTTTTTCTTCGAGCTCGTTCTTTGGCGTGATCGAGTTCATTTCGTCGGTCGAATTGTAATTGCCGCCGATAACAGATTTGTCAAAAACAACATCAAAAGCGCCGCGCTGATAGCCCATGCGATCTTCATTGTCTGTCATCGGCAAAACAGTGCCGCGCGTCGAATAGCCGGCAATCGAAAATTGCTCGCCGGTTTTAGCAAATCGTTCGTAAAGGCGCAAAATTTTGGCATTAATTCCCTCATAAAACGAAACCCAAGCCACATTTTGATTTTCAATATGTCGCTGCGTCGGCGTAAAATACATGCCGAGCGCGTCACCAGAGGTGTTAGCGCCGGCAAGTTCACCCATAGCAGCCTGAGAAAAACCGGATACGCGCATCATATCTTCGCGCAGATCAGCGGCGTGCTCGTTCAAAAGTTTAACGTCGTTCAGCTGCAAAAGACCAAGTTCGCCGCCTTGCTTCAAACCGATAAAACCGCCATTTTTCATGCCGTTTTTCACATCGTCGAGCTGCTTCGAAATAATGCCACGACCCCAAATCACCGGTGACGACATCCGCGAAACAATATTGTCGCGGCGTTGCAGCGTCAAATTAAGATTCGCCTGCAAGTTCACCATCGGATTGAGATAAAAAGCGCCGCGGCCTTTCGCGTCACCGTCCTCAAACGGCATACAAAGATCAATCGGAATCCCGCCCATCATGTGCTCGTGCGGCTCTTCGATCAATTTGTCACCGACCCAAGCGGTGCGGATCTTATCATCCCACCGGATCGCCATCAAAAACCAATCTTTGCCGTCGATTTGCTTCAAAAAAGTGTCGGCAAGAGCAGTCGTTGAAATCGGCTGGGTCGTTGGCTGCACGCCATAGCGCTCAAGCGCTTCATCGGCCGTAATAGGGTAGACAGCCCAAAAAGCCGTAACGCGGCGATCATTGCCATTAGAAATTTGCCAATAGCAGTAGCGTGGATCGTATCGACGGACAAAAGCGCAGCGATTCTCAATATCAAAGCCGGTTTCAGCCACCGCAGCAGAAAAAACGGTGCCGTCATACGCCCATTTGCGCTGCAAATTTCGGCCGCCGGATTTACGCCATACGCCCAAAAGAATTTTTTCGCGGATCGATGCAGCCTGTCGCTGCTCGGTCGTCGCGCCAGTTGTCGGAACTTTGATTGTTGGAAATGCAGACGTAAAATGAATATTTTTGTCGGCATAAACGCGCAAAAGATTGTTCGATAGATCAGTCGTATTGCGGCGCTGGCCGGATTTCGAGGGGTAAAAAGCCGAATACAAATAAAAATTGCGCGATTGATCCATGCTCGCGTGATAATCAGTATTGTTCGTGATAACATCTTCAAGCTCTTTATTGAGCTTCGTCAAATCGGTATAATTTTTGATCACGCAGCCACCGGCCTTTCCACAAAGTTGACATCAGAAATGAAGCCCAAAACGACGTCTTCGATTTCATGAAATTGTGAGATTGCCAGTGCGTTTGCCATTACCGTGTCTTGTACGATGTCCTTATCATCCCAGATGTATCTTTGATGTTCTCTGAAAAGCGTCGGGATTTTCGGAATTTTCACCGTCCGAAAATCAAACGCATGTTGCATACGTAGGATTATATTTTCCTTGAGCGTTTTTGTAAAGTAAAATGGTTCGCTTAAACCCTCCAACGCTTCTGAAATTCCGTCGCCAACACCAGTGCCATCGTGTTTCGCCTCGGCATCCCAAAATTCTATGTGGTCAATAATCGCTTTTTGGATCTCGTCCCACGACGCCGATCCGGCCTCAATGTACTTGAAATCGACCATGCGCGCCGGCCGAACAGTAGTATCGTAAGTGATAATCACCGTCGGGTCATTTTTGCGGCCGAGATCGATGCCGCAGGCATACTGATGAAAATCCTCTTTTGGCATCGTCCACCACTCGGAAACAATGCCGTTTTCGTCTTCGGCCAATTTCAAATAATTGCGCTCAAACACCTTTTCAAGCGTGCGGGTTGAGAAAACAGTGCCGACGTTCGCATCAAAAGCGCCCTCGAATTCCTGCCGCCATTGCAAATCAGTTTTGCCGGCGCGGTTGACTTTGTACCATCGTCCGGTTTTGGCTTGATCGATCCACTTTTGGCGCTCCCGCTTGTCGTCGCCGGCAGAAATCATCTCGGCATAAAAAGGGTTATAGTCCGGCACGTCCCACCATCCGTAATTGAAAACAGTAAATCCCAGGTGGTCGAGCTCCTCACAAATGCGGGCAAACAGGTTTGCGCGGCCTTTTGGCGTCGAGATCACTGTCGCGCGGCCGTTCGTGCGGGCAAGGGCAGGGGACGCAGCCTGCCAAATATCATCGGCATACTGCTGAAAAGCTGCCTCATCCAAAATCAGATGAGTAGCAGAAAACGATCGTCCGGCTTCCGCACCGGCGGCCAAAGAAACAACCGTCGATCCGATTTCATTCGTCGTCACGCGCTCATTTTCTTTCAATAATTTCGGAAAATTCGGATCTTTGTCTTTTACGGATCGCAAAACTTGGTAAACATACTTATGAAAGTTGACGGCTGCATCTTTATCTTTTGAAATGATTACGATTTGCGCACCGGGTACGTTGCAAAATTCCCAAGCAACCTCGGCAGCCGCAATCGTCGAAATGCCGCACTGTCGCGGTTTATTGATAGCGCGGAACAAATCGCGGCAACGGATAAAATCCTGCTGGAACGGGTAAGGCTCAAGCGGAATATAGCCTTTGCCCGGAAAAAGGATCGTTGGCTCATACTCAAGAATCCATGCTAATGGGTTCGATTTCGCTGTCTTCCGCCGCTGCTCCGGCGTGCCGGTTTTCTTCCACTCCTCCGTTGTCCAATATTTCGGCATGTCGCCATTCTCCCTTGTTTATCTGCTCCATAAGGTCGCCCAATTTATCGATCGTGGCAAAATAAACGGTCGCATTAAACTGCGCCGGATTCGATTTTTGCTGTTTTTCCATACGCTCAAGCGCCACCTGCAATTTGTGGGCTTTCCAGTGCAGGGGATTGTTCGCAATGTAAAGTGGTGCCGATTCATCGACCCATAACGCATTGAGCTCCCTGCCTGATAAATCCAGTAGGGGAACTTGCTCGGTTGGTTGTGCGGTTTCCACTGCCATATTTCGAATTATAACACAATCTTTTTAATGGAAAATTCCAAAAAATTTTGTGTGAGCACCAAGTACAGAGCAGAGAGAAACAAAAGGGAAGGTAGGGTCACATCAAAATGAAGATGATGATGTGAGGGGGGGTTCAATCCACGCACACGTAGAGACTAAGCAAGTGCTGAGGGTTTTCACATCTGTTAGCTGTTTAAAGTTCAGTGGTTCGCTGCGCTCTTACTACCCCATCGAACGTGGTCACAGGCAAATAGATCCACGCCCTCGCGCGATCTCTTGCCTGCTCCACCCGTCGATTCGTCCCCTCTTGACAGCTGGTCATTACCAGTAAGGAATAAGTTTCGTTGGCTAATCATAGTTATATAATAATCCTGTCAGTGTGTCTATATATCTGAGTTGTTACGGTTGAACCTTGGCATGAATGCATCCTCGTGTTTGTTGATGGCCTTGTTTATTTGGAAATGAAATAACGCAGCTGGGTTACGACCATTCTTGATCGCGAGATCAGCCTGCGCCATTACAAAGCCTGTGCCTAGCTTATGCATCACGCCGCACCACCATGCTTGGTACTTGGTATTCGTGATGAGTTCCATCCTTAAAAGGTTTTCATAACATTTGTCGATGTGAATATTTTTCAGGTAATTAGCTTCGCGTCGTATCTGTTTGTCATCTGTTGCCAATTTGCCTGTTGACTTTGTGCCGTCAATGCCGTATTTTTTCAACTTGTCATATTGTCCTCTTGTCTTGTTGTATTTCTTTTGGTTCTTTTCTTTGTGGAAAACTTCCCCGATACTCTCTACCTTGCCCGTTGATGTGCGCATATTCAGTGCTTGCCCTTTCATAGATTTTTGATTCGTGTTTTCAATATACCATGCAAAATCATTTAAAAAAATACTTGCAAATATGTAACAAATGGTGTAACATAAGAGGTGACAAACTAAATCAAAGGAGCAAGTCATGGAATCAGTACAAGGCATCATGTGTCCGGTCGATCCGGCCGAACGCGAACAGTGTGAGGGCTGCCAATAATGGAATCAAACTACATCGTCGTATTTAACGATCGTAAAAAAGGCGAAGTCGCTGCAAGTCAGCTATGTGCTGCCATCGACAGCGGCGCTCTAATCGTGTCAGCAGTTGCAACACGGGATTCAGTTCATTATTTAGTCGCAAAGGTCTCAGAAGAGCCGCAAATGGCCTTAAACGCAGAAGATCGACAAATCATCCGCGACAATCTTGATGCCGAAGATCGTGCCGAGGAGCGCGACAATGAATAAACCAATCCACTTTTTCACAAAAGAGCTCAAGAAATTCCGCGACGATCGTGATTGGACACAGCAACAATTAGCCGATTATCTCACGTTGCAACTAGGTGAAAAAATCGGACGTGTTACAGTAGCACTATGGGAAAGTCAAGATCGCGCGGTAAATGCCGACAAAGCGCTTGAGATCTCAAAAGCATTGAAGATCCAAGTCATGGATCTAGTGGAGCGCAAGGGTGGCGAGTAGGGCACAAATGGTGGTCAACGCGCAGCTGCGCAAGATTAACCAAAAGCCCGAGCCACGTCGCCGGCGGAAACGGAAACGCAATGAAGATCCATCTGACAAAAAACGAGGGTACCGAGCTAGTAAAACAAGCACTCGTCGAATTCAAAACTGAATTGCTGCGGCAGCTTGGTGTTGGTGATGAAGATGATATTGTCATAACATTTTCGATCCAAAGCCAAAAGAATTTCATCATCGTGGAGAAAAAAAATGCTGATCGAAACGATAATATTAGCAACGGCACCAAATAGAGTTTTTAACTCCGAAAGCCAACTAGAACAAATCGCATATGCAGCTGCTTGGTGGACGATATGTCCGTACTGTCAACTCGAGCACCTAGAAGCATTTTTGCCTGATGGCAGAACAATAAGATGCGGTAATAAAAGATGTACAGTAAAAAGAATGTGGAGCTTAAATGGAAACTACCAAAAAGGAAAAGTAGATGAGTAACGAAGATATAGCCGATTCACTGTTTATTGATGAAGATGAGCTATCATAAAATGAATGGCCATTTACTTAATCACCAAGAAAGAGTTCGATAAAATAAAACACGATCAAGCGTGGGGCGTTCATGAATGTCTGTTATTTGAAAGAAATAAAAAGTATTTCAAGTGCGATACTATGGGCGGTGCCGGACTGGCTGAGATCTCACGCTACCGTGCAGCAAAGGCAAAAATCGAGCGTGAAACAGTACAGTTAGACTTGCTAGGATTACCAAAGCATGATAATTTGTAAATAAGTGCCTTGCCCGCACGATGCTCCTTAAGCAAAACGACCCCATCTCGGGGTCGTTTATTTTGTGTTGCAGGTGTGTTTGTTTTACTAAAGAGGAGCGTCACCGGCAACGATCGGCTGAGTTGGATCCACATCATTGGGATCGTCGTCAAGAAACTCAGTCTTATAGGCTTCAGCCTTTGCAGTCTCACGCTTTGTTTTCTCAACAGCATATCGAGATACTGTATCGGCCGCGCCCTCGCCGGCAACAAACGTAGCGATCAACGTACAAATAGCAGTCGATCCCTCAGGGTATAGAGTAACGGCAATGATACCGCCAACAGTTAATAAAAATTTGCGGCTTGATAAACGCGCAAAAAAGTTTCCAATTTCTTTCATATTTTTAGCCCTTTCATGTCGCAATTATAGCATAACCAAAAAGCCACGCAATTTACGTGGCTATCTCTTGGCTATACTGCGTGGACAATGCTATTTTACTTCATACAAACGTACAAACCAAGCATCAAGATCGGTAATAGTTTTCTTAGCAAGATCTCGGGCTTTAATTTTTAAGTTTTCTTTACGATCGTATCGACCGTCTCTATAAACGTGGAAGTTGTTCATAGGTACATATTAGCACATCATTGCTATTCTGTCAAGTCTATGGGCGGTTTTATAGAACCACTTCCCTTTTTCTTTAGGCTTTCGGCCGCATCCTCAAGCGAAAACTCTTTAGGTGGCCGGCCATTCTTAATGATCGGCGCTAAAGGCTGCCAATGGCCGCCGGCACGCTGCACGCGATACCAACGGAACCAATGCCGGACTAAATAGGTTTTATTACTTAATTCAATGACTTTCATGCTAATTTCCTGTGCAAGTTGCGGGTTTAGTTGGTGTGACGCTCTGAGAGGCCGCAGGAGGGGCGCTAGGTTGATTTATGACTGTAGACCCATCTTGATATGGTAAATCGCAATCCTCGATGCCTATTTTCATACATTCCGGCCGAGCTGGATCAGAATTGTCGCAGCCATTCGGTGGATTTGACGCACGACTTGGATATTGACAGTCCGAATGATCAAAAACCTCAGTCGCAGCGCCGGCCGGCGGGATCAATGCAATATACCCCCAAACAAGCAGTGCCGCAACGATCAACGTTACGACAACAGCAGGGATCACGTCTTCGCGATCGAATCGCGCCATTATGGGATCCTCAGGACTTGGCCGGGTCGAATCAAATTAGGATCCGCACCAATAAGCGCCTTATTTGCTTCATAAAGGACAATATAATTTGGCAATCCATACTTTGCGGCAATCGTCGAAAGGTTTTCGCCATTCTCTACCGTGTGGGTACGAACGTTCGGATTTGCTGGCACAGTGGGTACTGGTGGGTTAGCTGCTGGAGCATCACCCCAAACACGAAGCTTGAGACCGGGGAAAATACGATCAGGATTTGCGACACGATCGCGGTTTAGCGCCCAAAGTTCCTGCCATGACTTGCCATACTTCGCGGCAATAGCGCTCAGGTTGTCACCGGAAACAACAGTATACTCCCCTTTTGCATCAGACGATAAAACAACCGTCGAGCTTTTAGTTGGAGCAGGCAGCGAAATCGTACGGCCTTGACCATATTGCTTAAATTGATCTTTTGATCCTTGAAAGTAATCAAGATCAACACGGCCGGAAATGCCGGCGATCGTGCCGGTCGAGCTGTATTGCCAAACAGCCCACATAGGCCACTCATCGCTTGGCGGCGCAGCATCAGCAATATCATCATTGTTGCCCCACGCAGCAACCCAAAGGCCACAATTTAAATTAACAAGTGGCTGCCAGTTGTTGCCGCGTACGCGTGACAATGACATATAAATCAAAGGCGATTTAATGCCGGCATCGATCAAGCCTTTAGCAATGCCGGTAACATACCCTACTTCATCCGCGTGTTTTTCTTCCCAGTCCAAAGCCAAAACTTCGCCCTGTCGAAGACCGCCAATATTGCTAATCAAATTTTTAATATGAGCGACTTCATCAGCAACAGAAAAAGCGCCGCCGAGATATACATAAAATCCGACAGTGACACCATTTGCGCGCGCCTCAATCGCGTTTCGCACGGCTTGGCCGTCTGGATAAAATCCGTCATCGCTACCGCCAATTTTTATAAACGCAAAATCAACGTTCTGCCGAACAATGTTCCAGTTGATTAGTCCTTGCCACCTTGAAATGTCGATGCCCTTGATCATGCTTTTTTCCTTTTCTGAATGAACTTATCTATCATTCCTAAAATACCTGTTACGTCATAGCCGATTATAGCAGAAAAGACAAGTAGGTAAACGTAGTCACTAAACTGCACATCAAAAAGCTTCTCAATACATAGCATTGACAAAAGAACAAAATAATTACTCAACCTAAACCAGATTGAGGAATGATATTGCTTAGTGGTGATGTACTCGTGATAAATGCTTTTTGTGTATTTTTTTTGCCGCGACATAACCGATTAGACCGCCTATTAAACCTACTAGTATATGAGTGATTATTTCAAACATAATCGCATTATATCACATAGACCACTCCCCTCCCCTACCGACTATTTGCAACTGCCCTAAGGTGTTAATTTGCTTTTTTGTCAAACATGTAGTGGGGTAGGGGAGTGCTAATACTAAGCAGCCTCATAAGTCACTGAGAACTGAATTTTATGACCGGAAGCCCAAGCAGCTGAATTATCATAAAAAGTCAAATAACATCGAGCAATCGTATCCATCGTACCCGTCAATCCCTTACCAGTGACTTGAAACTCTCGGCCAACCAAAGTACCAGCATTGGCTCGAGCAGCTGTTACAGGTAAAGGAAGAAATATACCTCCGGTTGCCGTACCGACAGTAGTTATTGTAATGACACCATTGTAAATAACAGTCTTGCCGCGCTGGCTATAATAACCCTGACAAGAAACATTACCAAAAGCTCCGGTAGCACACGTAATAACCGGAATTATGGAAGACCAGGGTTGGTCATCCGCCGTCACAACCGCCAAAGCAATGGACTGAACCGCCTGTACTAAATCCTGCATACCTGAATCTTTTTCCATTAAAATATTCCTCCCATTGATTTACGTATTGTACTCTTTTTTACCTTAACATTTTTTGCTTTAAATCGGCGCTCATTAACCGTGCGAATTCCCTTACTTGTATCAATCTTGGTGCGACGCTGCACAGGCAACTCAGTCGACTTATTGCGAATGGCCGGCTGCGCTATTGCAAGCAGCTGCGGCGTCTCAGCAACCAATTCATGGAGCCGGTCGATAATGTCATAATCCCACCACGCGACGGCCGTCCAGCCGGTCGTTTGGTAGATAGCAAACTTATATGCATCCTCTTCAATCGTCGCTGCTTTCGAGTGCCAATAAGCACCCTGAACTTCAATGATCATTTTAATACTTGGGATGACAAAATCGGCCTGATACCATTTATCAAAATCGATCTCGGGAATCTGAAAGCGCATATCATTCAAAAACAAAAAGGGAATACCGAGACGGGTCAATTCGGCATACACCATTTTTTCTGGCACTGTGCCGTGAATCTCAGGAAAAAGATCGACCCACTGATCTTTTTTGATCCGGCGCGGCCGGCCGAAAGTATCAAGACGACGCTGAGTATCAGCAGTGTCTTTGATAACCCGAACCATTAAACCTCGCGAAGTATGATCGTTATATCAGATTTTCGTGCTTTAGCAGATGGCGCATCGGTGCCGCGATCATCGATCGACACGCGATCGCTTTGGATCTGCGTAATAACACAAAGATTCACGATAAACACTTTTGCCGCATCTGCATGAGTGGCGGCCGTCGTGCCGAGCACACCACGGGTAATACCGCTTACAGTGTTGCCACTTTTGCTCGAATAATAAAGAATCTCATCGTTAATCAGTAGATAACCGGATGATTTGAGCAGCTGCGCGTCGTCAAGGGTAAGGGAAGTGACAGATGAATTAATCGCGCCACTCAAAAGCATTTGATCAACATCAATGAAAATAACTGGCTGCGTTTGCGATCGGGATTTATAAATATTGCCGCGCAGCGTTGAAACACTTTGGGTGTCCTGACTGCCATCGGCAAGCAAAAGCGGCTCAAGTGGATCGTCGCCATAGCAGGCAAGGGCAAGGCTCCACTGGTATTTGTACTCAGGCATTAAAACGTGCCTAAATACGATTTTTGCAATGCCGCAGGCTGCGCTTGATGTGGTGGACGGAGAAACGCGAAATTGCAGCTGTTTGAAAGAAATGCCGCCGGGAAACTCAGTAAACACATTAAGCTTCAATTTTGAAACGAGCTTGATAGTGCCGAGAGTGCTCCAGCCGGTGGATCCATCAAAGCCGGCAGTGCGATATTCAACAAGAATCGAATCATCTGCGGCCGGCGTACCATCAAGAATCAATTCGATATTCGCAAACGATTTATAAATCATAGGGAAATTATTATCCATGACAGGGGAAACAATCTGCCACGACGCCTTACCGGTGCCAGCAGGCGTCACAGAACGCTCATTCAAACTGATTTTCCATTGATTGTTACCTGGATCGGCAAATGTCGAAAAAAACATGCTGTTTTCGTTATGATTCCATATGAGCTTATGCAGCTCACCCTCGATATTCAAAAGAGGGCTGCCGGCTTTCGTCGCCGAAGTGACGCGCGCATAAGTAAACATGCCTTTGCCGTCATAGGCACAAACGCGGCCGTCAAACTGATTCACAGAAGCATAATCATAACCCATCGACTTGTCATATCGGCTAGAACCTGAAACGGAACTGTTACGAAATGCAAGGAAAATACGATCTTTGGCGGCCACTGCATCGACAGGGTAGCCAATATCAGTAATATCATAAAGCTTCTCAATCGATGATCCGTTATACCGATACCAACCGTCAGGCATAAAATAATGCAAATAACCTTTCAACACGGCCGGATGGCGACAATTCTGAGTGTTCGGGGAATCTGTAAGATCCAATACCGCAGAAATGCGAATGCCGTCATACGCCCAAATACCGTCAAAGCGGCAAATCAAAAGCCGGCCATTAAACGGTATTAATTCGGCATCATAATCAGCAACGGCAGTCGGAACGCGGCCAACCTCTTGAACTGAATCAGTGGATGTATTGCCGGTAAATTTATAAAGAATAAATCCGGGCTCCGACGTTCCACCATTCAAACCATACTGAAAACCATTCCAGACGGCCGAACGATAAAAAGCGTTGCCGCCGGGGATTGCAGTCACAGTCGTCGAGCTCAAAAACATGTAGTACATGTTTGCCGAGCTCGTACCATTTGATGCCGAGATATTAAGATAACCGGTACAAATATTCATAGTTTGAATAGTCTGAATCTGATTTGCCAAGTTTGCCGGCAACGTCAAAGAAACAATAGTGCCAGTAGAATCAATGCGATAAACACGTTGGCCGGGGCCGCCGGTCGTTTGATAGACCGCGACAAAAACGTAATCGCGAGAGCGGCACTGTGCCGCAACAATAGGCCGGCCACCACCAAAAGCGCCAACTTGCGCAGCATGATTCACCTGCCATAAAACTCCATCTCCATACGTCGGAAACATACCCTCAACCGCATACACGCTTTTATCATCTTTAAAAAAGCGCGAAAATTGGCCACCCTCAAATGACTCAAATGTCTGCGACTTCAAAAGATCAAATTCAGATTCTGTCTGATCGCCAGCACCGAGACGAGGAATAAACGGGCTCGATTCCGCTTTTGTGTAGTTTCTCAACCGATAGCTAACCCGTGAAGAGGCCTGAGGATGAATAGCGACATCGTACTTGGTATTATCAAAATCGGCCACTAGCTCACTCCATATAGCGTCACACGATCATTTAAGAAAATGTTCGCTTTCTGTTCGTAATATTGAGATTCTTCTTTCATGTTATCGACGGATCGGGCGCCGGATTGAGTATACAGATTGTATTTGCGCTTGTTGCCGGCAAGATAATCATAAAATTCACTCATAGCATACCAGATGACGGCCTGCTCAAGATATGTCGGTACTGTGGCCAAATCAAATGTTGTAACACCGTACACGCGCGCCTGCGTGTCCGAGGATCCAAGACCACGAACAAAAAGGGTAGTGCCATGATGATAATTATCGTTCGCTTCACTCCAACCGTAGCCGCCCGAAACTTCCACTTTTCGAGCAGCTAGGATCGGCGTGCTCATCGTTGCCATATTGACTTGCGCCTCACCGTAATTATCGACAGTCAAGGCGACCGTTTGCACGGCCACCTCAAGCTGTGCGACAGGGTACAAACGCTTGACGGCCATTGCAACAAAATCGTTAATAGCAGTGTCCCATGTGGTATCTGCTATATCGAGCCGCGTCTTTACAGATGCAAGTGCAGTGGCCGCAATCATACGTTAAACCGTAGCGCGTTTAGCGCCCTTTTCGGTATCGGTTGCTTCTTTGTACTCTTTTTCAGAGATTTCGGTGACGTTGCCATCTTTCAGACATTTCGCGATCGCCGTGAGATTGTCAGTGGCTAGATAACCAACGACTACCTTATCGCCCTGCCGCTTCTCCTCAAAAGCTTCAAAACGCACATTAGGCGGCGTGACGTTGCCTTTTTCGGCATCTTCCGCCGTGACATCACCAATCTGGACGGTTAGTCCAGCAATATGAGTGGTGAAAAATCGTGTTTTACCGGTATCATTGTCGGCCATGGGTTATTTCCTTTCTGTGGAAATTATGCAGCAGGGCGCGCTCGGGTGGAGCCACGCCCTACTGGTTATTTTAGCTCAAGCCGTACAAAAAGCCATGAGCTTTTTGCTGCTCGATGCGGAACGTGTACTTACCGCGGATCAGTTTCTTCATACCATCCTGACCTGGGGTGGTTGCATCTTCGACATGGAATGCGCCCTGAACACCGTTATTGTTAAGCGATCCGATTTTGACCTTGGTTGTGTCAAGAATCCAAAGCTCGTCCTGTAGGATCGAGTGATCAACAATGACATCCAGCTCGTGGTCGAGAACACCCGATTGCCACGTGTTGGTGATCAAATTACCACCAGTGCGTTCTCCCTTGCCGAGAAGCTGCTTATTCACGTCAAGCGCGTCAAGTTTTTGCTTCTGGTATGGTGAAAGAACAATGGTATCAGGATCTCCACCGGCCTGCACGATCGCAAGGATCTGCGCGTCGATGGCGGCGATTGTCAAGGCACCGGCGACGTTAGTAACGTTTGAAGTAACGAATTGCTTCAAACCACCGGCTGTATGAATGTTATTGGTCGTGTCTTCGTATCGGACGCCGTAGAACAGCAGACGAGCAAGCTCGCGGTTGATTTCAACGAAACGTCGTTCGATCTGGCCGTGCATTGGGTTGCCGGCGGTAGACCATTGAGCGATTTCATCGTTAGACAAAAGAACCGCAGTAGTAAGTGTCTGAACGTAGTTGTAAAGACGATCACCAGTGTCGGCCAAGCCGGCAGGCGCTTGCGCGTTTTCTGGATCCGCTGAACCGAGTGAGTACGCAAGCTTCGCAGCGTGCGCGGCACCAGTTGTTCCAGCATAACCACGAACGATCGTCAATGTCGTCGCGTTCGCAATAGCCGTAACACGAACAACTTCGTTTTCGATACGGACAAGATCATTCACTTGATATTGATACGCGTTAGCGACGGTCAGTGATGTTCCTGATCCATCCGCGAGGGTAACGGTTTCGCCACGAGTTGCCAGCGCGGTTTCCGTCCATTCGTGCTTCACGCTTTTGGCGGTGAAGCCATTCGTGCCGATCTTTTTCAAGAGGGCGATGCCATCGTTTTTCGGACTTAAAAAATCAAGTCCGTTTCGCAGATCCAAAATATGGTCTGCACTATCAGTCAAATAGGTTTTTACACCTGAAACAAAACCTGCCATGTAGGTGGTCTCACTTTCTCAAATACTTAAGTTGTTTGAGACTCCTGCAATTCCAGCATCCGGCCAAACGAATTTGAATCCGGGCTGTCCTTGAGCTTCTTAAGCTCGGCCGCTCGTTCCTGTGGGGAAAGAACCGGCGCAGTCGCCTTTTCTGTACTTAAGAGTTTTGCTTGGACGGCATCCTCGATACGACGTTGCTGACGGGCAGCAATTTCTTCGAGCTCATCTGGACTACTAGCTAACATCAGATCGTCAGCAGTGACGTCTGGAAACTTTTCTGCGTTACCCTTGAGAAATTTATTAATTTCTCTCTCTTTCAAGATGTCGGTAACGGAATCCTCAAGCTCTTGGTTCGTATTGTTGGCACGGTCTCTTGCTGCAACCAAATTTTTATAATCTGTTTCAGACAAAGTTACCGTTTTGTCGTCGGTTGCCGTCGGATTAGCAGGTGATGCTGGTGGGGTTGCCGTCGGATTATCTCCGCCAGTCCCCGGCGCTGCTGGTTCGACAGTCGTCGGATCAATATCGCTCATTAGAACTCCTATTTTTTAAATGTACGTTTTAAAAATAACACAAGCATTAGCTCCACGTCAAACGTTTGGAGCGGCCAGCTTTTCGTTTGGCCAAAAACTGATCAGCTTTCGAAACCGCAGCAGCTTTATTCGCGTCCTGCGTAGCGGCAAAATTACCCCACGATCGCGATTTTGCGACTTGCTTTTTCTTTGTGTCCGATTTCCACGTGTTCCACATTTCATCAGTCCAATCGGCTCGTTGATTATACTGAGGATTATCAGACAGCAGCTTGCGGCGATCCGCCTTATCGGCTGCCGCATACTTCGCCCAAAACTGGCCATCCTTATATCGTTTCATCGATTCAGCCGATTTGAAAAACTTACCATCAAACTGATATGGTGTTTTCCGCTGCGTCGTGCCATAGACCTTACGATACGCCGTCCAATCGCCGGACGCTTTTGCTTTTTCGTAGGCCACTTTTTTAGCCGATGTTTTGCGGGTATCGCCATACTTGGCACGCCACGGCGACCAATCGCCGGTGCGTTTTGATTCAAGATATGTCGCTTGACGATCGGCTTTTGCAACCGAGGTCGGATTGATCCAATTAAATGATTTTAAGAATGGGTTATCGTTGAAATAGCCGGATGCGTTTAGCTGCCGAAGTTTTTCCGTAGCCCACATATTGCGTGTGCCGGCCGGCTGCGCTGCGTACTCTTGGAAAAGTGATTTATTTGCAGCTGCGGCATCTTCTTTTAGACCCTTGATCCGTTTCGTATTGTCAGTGTCATATTTCGATAAAACACCCTTGTAAAAATCATCAGCCGTCATACCGTATTTTTTGAAAATCTTTTCGCGGGCAGCTTCGGCTGCGGGATAGTCCATGTCTTTGGTATCAAGCGCAAAATACTCGTCGCTCATTTTTTGCAGTTTCTTCGCGTTGACCAATTTGCCGGTATCAAATTCAAGACCGCGTGGCACTCCTACAAAAGCAAGAGCATCCTGCGCCAACTTTGCGCGTGGATCCATCGAACGATCGTAATTCGCTTTTGATGAATCAAATCCCTGACGTTCTTTTGTTAATCCGTAACCCTCAGAGCCTTTTTCGCCAATCCAACCCTTTGTCGGTTTGTCTACCCCATTGGCGACACGCCATGAATTGTACGCTTTTTTCGCCAATTCATATTGAGGGAATTTGCTCGCGATCCGATTTGATAGCTTTGCGTCTTCGCCACTGATCGGACGGCCGAATGAATCAGTCGCCGTCGCTGATTCACCAAGCGCAGACATGTACGGATTAAAACCAAGCCCAGTCAAACCCTTTTCGGAAAATGCATTAAACGGGGTAGTGATCCACTGATTACCAACCTTGAGCCGGCCGCGATAATATTTCGCCTGTTCCTCTTTAATTTTTTGGATCTCATCCTCGGTATACCCCATTTCGGACAGCTGCGGCACGACTTTTTCAAATTCGGCATCAAACTGATCCTGCTGGTACTGATCGACACGGTGATACCCCATAGCAGCAGCCGGCCGATCAAACGGCATCGTCACGGCTGCTTTCGTCAAATTCTTATTCCATGCATAAAAAGGCATAACCGCTTTCAATGGCCGTTCATAGTTTTTCGTTTTGTAATCGAAAAGATACTTGTTGACACGCTTCAAAGCGGCCTCGTCAGACAAACCGCTCGCTTTTGCGCCGCGAAAGGCAGCAACACGCGACCAGTTCTCAACGCCATTATAAAAACGATTCAATTTGCCTTTACCGATTTCACCTGTCAGATCGGCCTTAACTGAATCCGGCACCTCACTCATAGCTTGACGCCAGTTTTTCGGTCGTAGCATACGCCCTTGCTCGATCAACGCCCGGCTGCCGCCAGCGAGACCGGCCGCCTGCGTGTTATAAAGCACGTTGTTGACAGTCCATGCCGGCCGGTATTTCAAAACAGATTGTTTCCACACTTTCGAGGGTAGACCGGCAACATTTCGTGCCGTGTTGAAAACCGAACGCCCAAGCGACGTCGTAGGATCGACGCCAGCAGCCCTCTGCTTCACATAACGACTAATCGTGCCTCTTTTGGCATCGGCAGCGCGCACGGGTGCTGTAAGTTCGCCAAATCGGCGCTCATATTCAGCAGTCAAGTTATCGCGTCGTTTCATCCATCCGGCACGTGTCGCATTCGCTTCTGCCTGCAAATCCGTACCCAAATTGCTTTTGAGGTACCGAGTCTCGGCATTTCGCGAAAGATCCTCGGCGGATTGGATCCGTTTCGTATTCTTTTTGCGAGCAAAAAAGTTATAGTTATCGGCCGAATGATCGCCAGTATAGTCGATAAAAGGGGAATATGTCCGATTTTTTCCACCCAAACTCGTTTTCGTCACTTCGTCCGATAACTTCATTTTTTCGGCAAACTCGTTCCAACGTCGAGAAATATCAAGTAGCTTCTCGCGCTGCGGCGCATTGTACTGCAAACCGCGAATATCGCGCATTGCCATACGATCCTTAAACGTACCAAATTTGCCACCAACCATACGCTGCACGATCGCAGCCTCATGATCTGACAATGCTTTCAAATCATCAAGAATCTTCGTGTCGATTTTATCTTTGCCGACAAGCTTTTGATTAATTGCATTAATACGGCCGCCAAGCGTCTTATTCAGATCGGACGTGCCGGATTTTGCCGCCTTAAGCGCATCAGAAAATTGCTGGTCGGGCGTTTTGTACTCTTTGCGAAGCCATTGCACAGGGGTTGATTTTGCAATCTTTTCGCTCGTTGACCAAATTTTTGAGCCAGTTTTCGTCGCCTTGAGCGCATCGGCCGTCCATGAAGCGCCCTTACCAATCTTGCCCGGCAAACCAAGACCACCAACATACAGCATTGGATCAGAAAGAAATTCAAGGGTATCGGTAGTGGCACCGGCAATATCTTTTCGATTCTGCGCGGCCTGACCTTCAAAATTCGCCTGCTTACGTGTCGTGCCGCCAGCCCACACGCGGCGGCCGTCCTCGTAGGCATACATTTCCTCATTCAGCCATTCATCTTTTGTCGGTAATTTATCTTTGTACCACTTTGAAAATTCCGACGGTTTTTTTTGCTGCTTATAAAGATTGATGGCATCTTTGTATGAGGTATCAATATCAGTCTGTAAGCTATAATCTTTTTTATTGCCGATGTTCCAGTTACGCTGATTGAATGATGCTTGCCACGGGTTTTTGCCCTGCAAACCTTTTTGCGATTTGTCGCCGTACTGATTAATCTGACGATTCTGATCAACAGCATTTCCGATCGTATTGATCGTGCGCATCGGTGCCGTCACAAGGCTCGGGATATTCTCATCGCCCTCGCCAAGCGTATACTTCCAAATGCCGCCAACAAACTTGCCCGGCACGCCGTTCACAATATTTTTGTTGAACCAGCTGCCGGCCGTGCCAAGCACCGATTTATTTTCTTCTTGCGCCTTGCCGCCGTACCCCTCGGCCATACCGGCCGACGCGCCGCGAGTGTATTCAAGATCCTTAATGCCGGCAGTTTCCCAATCAGAAAATTCCTTGACCGCTTTATCAAATTCAGCTTGCGATGAAAATTTACGGTTTTCGATCTCGGCTTTTTTGGCAGCCTGTTGCTTCAAAAAATCGTTCAACTTAGTGTCATAACGCTTCGTCTGATTTTTCGCGAGATCATCAACGTTTTTTTGCGCCAACGCGCGGGCATTGTCTTTGTTCGCGCCGGTGAGCCAGTTCCAAAGACCGCCGCCGTTGACTTTTTCATTATCGTCGATAATTTTCTGAGCCCGTTTTTTATACTCATCTTTGGTACGCTGAAAAGTCCCCTCATCGGAGTTATACCAATTTTGCCATTCGGATTTTGCGCGCTGGATCGTCGCATTCTCACCGTACCAGTTCTCAGGGATCTCAAAATTATCGACTTTTTGGCCTTTTGCCTTGATTGTGCCGTCATCGTTCAAATACGTGCGCCAATCGGCCAGATTGCCTTTTTTCTTCGTCATTTGGTCGATTGCTTTTTGCGCGCGATCCGTGCGATCCTTTTTCAATTCGGCATACACCTTGTCGAGCGCAGCCTGTTTCTCTTTGCGCTTTTGTTCGCGGATCGCCGCCTGACGTTCCATTTCAAGCCGGTTTGCTTCAATAGCACGTTGATTGGCGCTTAACGTCGATGAAATTTGGCCACTGACGCGAGAAGTATCGCGCACAATCTGATTGTTGCGCACCTGACCGGCTGCGATCGTTGCCGGACTATCGCCCCATTTTGCAATATAAAAATTCGCCGCCGGCAGCTGCGGTAAAGGTGCCAAAGGTTTGAATGTGGTGGATGGCTTCGGTGCCGGCGGTTTCGGTGCCGGCTTTGGTGCCGGTTTCGGTGAAAAAAGACTTTTTACCGCATTGATAGCACCACTAAACAGGTTGAACATTTGGACGGATCTCCTGTGCTACCGGTGATGGGGAAGTCGGAGTGGCCGCCGGATCAGTCGGTTGCTGGAGAGAGTTTGCAGCGGCGGCAATTTGCTGCATACCCTGAGGGTTCAGCGCCGGCTCTTGCTGCTCTTGCGTGAGCAACGCCAGTTCATCCTCTGGCGATTCGATTCCCATCATTTCAAAACCGGTCGTGCGGCTGATCGCTTTTTGCGTCATTGCCTCAATAACCAATCGTCTTTCTTCAAGCTCATTCTTTGGTGTGATCGAGTTCATTTCAACGGTTGAATTGTAATTGCCACCAATGACAGTTTTATCAAAAACGACATCAAATGCGCCGCGTTGGTAGGCCATTTTATCTTCATTGTCTGTCATGGGCAAAACGGTGCCGCGCGTTGAATAGCCGGCAATCGAAAATTGCTCACCAGTTTTGCCAAATTTTTCGTAAAGTCGCAAAATCTTCGCGTTGATTCCCTCGTAAAAAGAAACCCACCCGATATTTTGATTCTCAATATGTCGCTGTGTCGGGGTAAAATACATACCCAAAGCATCGCCAGAAGTATTTGCGCCGGCAAGCTCGCCCATTGCAGCTTGAGAAAAACCGGACACGCGCATCATATCTTCGCGCAAATCGGCCGCATGCTCGTTGAGCAATTTCACGTCATTAAGCTGCAAAAGTCCAAGTTCGCCACCCTGTTTCAAACCAATAAAACCGCCATTTTTCATGCCACTTTTAACATCGTCAAGCTGTTTTGAAATAATACCGCGACCCCAAATCACCGGTGACGACATACGCGAAACAATATTATCGCGACGTTGCAAAGTCAAATTCAAATTAGCTTGCAAATTCACAAGCGGATTTAAGTAAAATGCGCCGCGACCTTTTGCATCACCGTCTTCAAATGGCATACAAAGATCAATCGGAATACCGCCCATCATGTGTTCGTGAGGCTCTTCGATCAATTTATCACCAACCCACGCAGTGCGGATTTTATCATCCCAACGAATCGCCATCAAAAACCAGTCTTTGCCGTCGACTTGTTTCAAAAAAGTATCGGTCAAGGCAGAGGTCGAAATCGGTTGAGTATTTGGCTCAACCCCATATCGCTCCATAGCTTCGTCTTTGGTGATAGGGTAAACAGCCCAAAAAGCAGTGACACGCTTGTCGTTGCCATTTGAAATTTGCCAAAAACAATATCGCGGATCATAACGACGAACAAATGCGCATCGATTTGTCAGATCAAAACCAGTTTCAGCAACCGCGGCTGAAAAAACAGTGCCGTCATACGCCCATTTTCGCTGCAAAAGTCGGCCGCCGGATTTTCGCCAAACGCCCAAAAGAATTTTTTCGCGGATCGATGCAGCCTGTCGCTGCTCGGTCGTCGCGCCAGTTGTCGGAACTTTGAT